GGATAAAGGACATCGCCGCCGTCGGGCATGAGGACGGCCCGGGAAACTAATCCCCGGCGGCGGAGTCGCCGCCGAGATAGCGCAGCTCGCGCTAATAGTTCGCTGCGATCCGCTCTCACTTATGCGAACGCCTCCCGACGTGCTTCGAGCGCTCTACGATGGAGCGAGGAAACAAGCCGAACGGAGACGAAGTAAACATGGCTACTAGTGGCACGTTCGGCTACCGCACCGACCGAGAAGGCGGCGTCAAGGTCGAAGGACTGAACTCCGTCCGAACGCAGCTCCGAAAGCTCTCTGACGACGTCGACTATCGCGCGCAGGAGTTCCTCCCCGTCAATAAGGCGATCGCGTCAGCGGTCGCCGGGGACGCGAAGCGATTCGTCCCAATACTCTCCGGAGCTCTCGCCGCCTCCATCCGGGAAGCCGCTACGAAGACCTCCGCGAAAGTGAAAGCCGGAAGCGGAAAGACCGTCCCCTACGCCGGGCCGATCCACTTCGGATGGCCTGCCCGAAAGATAAAGCCTCAGCCGTTCTTCTACGACGCGATCGACCAGCGCCGCGGCGAGATTCAGGAACGCTACGAGAAACTCGTCGGCGACCTCATCGCGAAGTATGACCTAGACGACAAGAGGACGAAGTAATGGCTCTTATCTCCGTAACGATCTCGGGTAACGCCGCACCGCTGAAGAAGGAGATCGACTCCGCGGAAGGGATGCTCGGCAAGTTCGGCGGCTCGATCGCGAAATTCGGAGCGGTCGCCGCCGCCGGAATGGGCGCGGTCGCCGCCGGGATCGGGTTCGCAGCGAAAGCCGCCGCCGAAGATCAGCAGTCCTTCGCGCAGCTCGAGACGGCTCTCCGTAACGTCACCGGGGCGACACACGACCAGATAAAGGCGGTCGACGACCAGATCGCCGCGATGAGTCTCGCTACGGGCGTAGCCGACGACCAGCTTCGCCCGGCTTTCGCAGCCCTTACTCGAGGGACTCGCGACATCGCCGAAAGTACGGAGCAGATGGGGCTCGTCCTCGACATCTCTACCGCCCTTCAGATGGATGCGACGACCGTCGCGGACGCTCTCGCTAAGGGGTACGAAGGGAACACTAAAGCGCTGAAGAGCCTCTCCCCGGAGATGGCGGCGATGATAAAGGAGGGCGCGGGAATGGATGAGATCCTTTCGCAGCTCTCCGCGAACTTCGGCGGAGCAGCCGCCGCGAACGCCGACACGTTCGCCGGGCAGGTAAGCCGACTGAAAGTCTTCTTGAGTGAGCTCGTCGAGCAGATCGGCTACTACGTCCTCCCGGTGCTCTCGAAGATCGCAGAGTTCATCGTGAAGGACGTCGTTCCAGCGTTCCAGCGCATAATCGAGCGCTACGGCCCCGCACTCGCGGAGATCTTCCAGAAGATCGCAGACTTCATCGGCGAGAAAGTCGTCCCGGTCATGCGCGACCAGCTCATCCCGTTCATCTCAGACCTCGCTCAGTTCATCGGCGAGAAACTCGTCCCCGTAATCCGTGACGTCGCGCTAAAGGTGTTTGACGGGCTGCGGAAGATCTTCGAGATCGTCACCGAGAAGATCGCCGATAACCGGGAGAACATCGGGAAGCTCGTCGAGTTCTTCCGAACTCTGGCGACGTTCGTCGCTGAGAAGGTCGCCCCGGTACTGACTCGAGTCCTCGGAGTCGCGTTCGACGTCGTCGCGAAGGCGATCGGCCCGGTAATAGACGTCGTCTTCGACCTGATCGGAGCGTTCTCTGAGCTCGGGAAGTTCCTCCTAAAGATCGCGGGCTTCGTGCTCGACACACTCGGGAGCATGGTGAACGGCTTCATCGACATCATAAACAAGGCGATCGACGCTGCGAACAAGGTGAACCCGTTCGCGGACATCCCGAACGTCCCGAAGGTGAGCATCGGCGGAGGCATCTCCGGAACGGCTCCGACGGCTCCATCCGGTACGGGCGGCGGCACGAGCGGCCCTGATCGAGTCGAGCGCATGATCCCGCCGTCCGACTTGCCAGACTTCACGATTCCGAGCGTCCTACCCTCTGGCAGCAGCGGAGGCGGCGGCGGCAAGGGCGGCAAGGTCGGATTACCCGTCATCGACACGACCGGACAAATCGCCATTCTCCCGTCGACTGAAGTCTTCGGAGCTGCGGGCGGAGGCGGCTTCGGTGCGGCTATGGGCAACGAAGCACTATTAGACGGGATGACGGGCGGCGTCGTGAACGTCGTCGTAAACACCGTCTCGGCGGACGCGAACCTCCCGAACCTCATCGTCGAAGCCCTACAGACTTATAACCTCACGAGCGGGCCGATCGACGTAGCGATCGCCGTCTAGACCATGCCCTCGAACATCGTCACCGGAGGGACGCTCACCGTAGAGCTCGACGTCGGCTTCGGAGACGGCTTCACCCTCGACGACGTTCAGCAAGGAGTCCTAGACGGGACTACCTACGTCCTCGACGGCGTCGATCAGTTCTCGGAGATCACCGTCCAGAGCGTGAACTTCTTCCGCGGCAAGAAGCGAACCCTCGACTCGATCGCACCCGGGCGGGCGACCATCGTCGCCATAGACAAGACTCGAGCGTTCGACCCGTATAACGAAGCCTCTATCTATTGGGACGACTTCGACGACACGCCGGGACTCTCACCCTTGCGACAAGTACGCATTACCCGTAACTCGACGGTCATCTTCCGCGGTCGCGTCGTCGACTTCACCTACGACTACGTCGGCCCGAAGAAGATCCCGACGGTCACGATCATCGCCGCAGACGACCTCTTCATTCTCGCGAACTCGTTCCTCTCGAACTTCACGCCGTCGGCTGAGCTCTCGTCCGCTCGGGTGACGACGATTCTCGACCGGACAGAAGTCGGGTGGAGTGCCACGGCGCGCGACATCACGACCGGGACGACGACACTCGGAAACTATGCGATCACGGAAGGCACGAACGCCCTCGAGTACCTCCGACAGATAGACGAAGCGGAACGAGGACGGCTCTTCGTTCGGGCATCCGACGGCGATCTCGTCTTCGAGCCTCGAATCGGGAACACGCTCTCGGGGCCGTCCGTCTCGTTCGCCGACGACGGAACGGGGACACCGTTCCGAGAAGTGTTCGTCGACTTCACCGTCGACGACGTCCTGAATCGCGTCACCGTCCAGAGGCAAGGCGGAACGGCTCAGACTGCGACGGACTCGACCTCGATCGGGCTCTACTTCACTCAAGCCGAGACGATCACGAACTCGCTCGTCTCGACCGACACGCAGGCGCTCGCCCTCGCGAACTACCTACTCAACGGCTCCCCGGCTCCCCGCTTCTCCGGCGTGACGACCTTCTTCGGCTCACTCACGACCGGGCAGAAGAACGCGGTCGCAGCAGTCGAGATCGGCGACACGATCAGCGTCAAGCGCACCTTCACGAGCGGAAGCCCGCTTACCGTGACGGAGGAGCTCGCCGTCGAAGGCATCGAGCACCGGGTAGACACTCGCGGCGAGACGGTCACGTTCTACACTTCGCCGACCGAGATCGTCTACGCCCTCCTACTCGACGACGCCCTCTACGGAATCATCGACTCTACGAACGTCCTCTCGTGAGGTAGGCTCTAGCACCTATGGGAGCGAACGCCACGACCTCAGTCCCCTCATATGTCGCCGGGGAAGTGCTCACCGCCGCCGACCTCAACGTCACGAACTCGGGGATCCCCGTCTTCGCGGATTCGACCGCGCGAACGAACGGGTTCGGCGGAACGGGCGAGAAGACACTCGCCGAAGGTCAGTACGCCTACCTCGAGTCCGATAACAAGACCTACGTCTACGACGGCGCAGCGTGGAAAGAAGTCGGAGCAGGTTCCGGCTTAGTGTTGGTCAAGTCTCAGACAATCGGCAGCGCCGTCTCTTCGGTTCAGGTCACCGGGGCATTCAGCGCCACCTACGACAACTACAAGATTATGATAAGCGGCGGCGAATCATCGGCGAATAGTTGGCTCGGCATCCAACTCGGCGCAACGACATCGGGGTACTATTGGGGCCGAGCGGCTGCGGCGTACGCTACGGGAAACTTCGCGGGTGATGCGGGCAATAACTCAGCTAGTTTCGGGTTCATCTCCTACGCAGGTACGACGGGCGGGCTCGGAATGAACGTTGACCTCCTCAACCCTTATCTAGCTAAGAACACGGGCATCGGCTGGACTCTTCTCATGTTCGCAGGCGCACAGGGCGGAGGCTATGGTTCCGGCTACTTAGCGAACACGACCTCGTACACGGACTTCTACATCACCGTAAGCACCGGAACGATTACCGGAGGCGAGATTCGCGTCTACGGCTATGCGATGAGCTAAGGAGCACCATGACCTACAAGATTCAGATCGACGACACCGTCCGCGAAGCGACATCGGAAGAAGCGGCAAGAATAGAACAGTATCGCCGGGAGTCAGCTGAACAAGTCGCAGCGATCAAAGCACGAGCCGCCGCACTCGTCTCAGCCAGAGCGAAACTCGCAGCGCTCGGACTCTCTGAAGCCGAAGTAGCAGCACTTCTCGGAGCCTGAACGTGCCTAGCCTCACGCCTCAACAGAAAGCAGCTCTGGCTTCCTATGTTCGGAGCGTGATCGGCGCTATCGCCGCAGTCATCGCAGCCGGGGCGACCGACCCGGAAGACATCCTGAAGGCCGCGATCGCCGCACTCCTGCCGCCGATCATCAGATGGGCGAACCCGAAAGACTCGGCTTTCGGTCGTGGCTCGTGACCTCCCGATAGTAAAGCCCGTCTTCCCGCCCGGACTCAAGGGCGAGAAGAACGGCGAACTCTCGAAGACTAAGCTCGTCGCGATCGAACCGTTCGGAAAGCTCTACCCGTCGGCTGCGGAAGCGTGGCGTCTCATGCGTGAAGCCGCCCGGCTCGACGAGATCCGTCTACGCCCGACTACAAGCTTCGACACCTATCGCCCGCTCACCGTTCAGCGAGCCGTCTTCCGTCAGCGTTACACGCAAGAGGTACACAAGGGCCGCCCTACCCGGACGTGCGACGGCGTCGTCTATTGGCTTCGCCCCGGCATGAGCGCCGCGGCCTGCCCGGGGACGTCTAATCACGGATGGGGACTCGCCGTAGACATCTGGAACGTCGGGAAGAACGGTCGCCTCGAATGGCTCCTCGATCACGCGCTTCGCTTCGGCTTCTCGTGGGAGCTTCAGTCCGAACCGTGGCATCTCCGCTACGTCCTCGGCGATAAGAGTCCGAAAGTAGCCGTATGACTACCGAAGTAGTCGTCGCCCTGATCGCAGCGTTCGCCGTCATCATGGCGGGAGTCCCTTCTGCGTTTATTGAGCGAGCTCGCCGGGAGAACGCCGACGACCATGCGACAGTCAGGCGTAGACTCGATCGCATCGACGAGCACTTAGACGAGATCGAAGACTCCGTCGATGACGTAGCGGAAGTTCTAGGAGGCCATCTCGCATGGCACGACAAGGAGGCTAAGAATGTCGATACTGAGCAGACTCGAAGCGAAACGGACTCAGGTAGTCGTCCTTCGTGAATGGCTCGAGGCACGACCGAAGAAAGAGCGCGAAGAGTGGCTCGAAGCGTTCCGGCGCGCCGACCTCTACTCGTCTAGCTCGATCCTCTCACTCCTCGAAGAAGAAGGACTCTCGGGGATCAACGAGAACACGGTCGTCCGCTTTCGACGAAAGCTTGAGGGCTATGTCTCCGCGCGATGAGCTCGCTCGGCTCGCCGTCATCGAAGAGCTTCAGACGGCGCTCAAGAAGGCTCAGCAGAAACTCTCGAAGCGTGAAGACGACCGGGCAGCGCTCGTCGAAGCCGTCTACCGGGCGGCGCGCGAAGCAGCTCTCGCCCTCAAGACTCCTAAGCCGATCGTCCCGGAACGAGACCGTCGCACTAAGAAAGCCGAAGTAGCGCTCCTCCATGCCACCGACCTCCAGATCGGGAAGAAGACCGCGACCTACGACGTCGAGACGGCTGCGCGTCGAATGGAGACATTCGCAGCGAAAGCGCTCAAGATCACGGAGATCCAGAGACGAGACCATCCCGTCCGCGAGGCCGTTCTCCTTCTCGGCGGAGACATGGTCGAAGGGCTCGACATCTTCCCCGGGCAGGCATGGGAAGTGGAGGCTCACCTCTTCGAGCAGCTCTTCGAGACGGTGCGAATCATCGAGCAGCTCGTCCGCACACTCGCAGCGAACTTCGAGACGGTGCGCGTCGTATGCGAGTTCGGGAATCATGGTCGCATCGGTCGCTATGGCGTCATGCCGAAGGGGGATAATCTCGACCTCATGGCGTACAAGATCGCGCAAGACCGGACGCGCGACCTCGGCGTCTCGTGGCAGATGAGCGACGACTTCTTCCAGCACTTCACGATCGGGAACTATCGCGGGCTTCTCGTACATGGTGACGAGATACGCAGCTTCGGCGGGACGCCGATCTTCGCGATTATAAAGAAGTTCACCGGATGGGCGTCCGGCGTCGTCCCCGCATGGGACGAAGCCTTTATGGGTCACTATCACACGCCGCTCGACCTCACGATCCCCTCCGGAGCATCCGTCTACGTCACGGGCTCCCCGGAGTCTGGGAATCGTTACGCCGCGGAGTCTCTCGCAGCTCAAGGACGCCCTTCTCAGCGTCTCCATTTCGTCGACCCGGAGAAAGGGCAGACGACGGCGAGGTTCACAGTATGGCTCGACTAGACGCGCAGCTCGCTCTCGTCGTATGGCACGACGCCCACTCCGAAGAGTCGTGGAGTCGCCTCTCCGACCTCGACCCGGAGCCTTACGTCGTAGAGACGGTCGGCTTCCTCTTCCCGGACGCGAAGCCCGATCACGTCGTAATAGCTCAGAGCATGGGCTCGGACGACTCGATCGACTCCGTCCTCCAGATACCCGCCGGAATGGTCGTCTCCGTAACCCTCCTCGGAAATCCACCACAAGCGAGCACCTAGTCCCTAAGATCGTCTACGAGTCATAAGGAGGCTCAGAATGACTATCAGCGACACACCCGCCGAGATGTTCCGCTATCAGCGGCTCTTCGGAATGACGGAGGACGGCCTTCAGATGAAGGTCACCCTCATCACCGACGAGCGAGGTAGGATTCGGAGCGCCTCGATCCAGATGAGAGCAGTCGAAGGCCCGATCGGTGCGAACGATCACCCCTCCCTATGGTCGACTCCCTTCCCTCTGCGTCAGAACATCATCGGCGAAGACGAGTTCGGGAGCGCGTCGTGAACCCTCTCGCAGTAATCGCGCTAGCGGCTATGGGCGTCGTCGGGACTTTCGGGATGTTCTCCCTCCCCCCTGACTCGGAAGACCCGACGACGTTCCCCGCCGACTTCCCCGACCCCTACGCCGACCCGTTCCTAGAAGCCCTTCCAGAGCCTCTAGGAGCCTCGGAGACGAGCGTTCCCGCCCCGGTGGGCTACTGCCCGCCCGTCTACGACCTAGCCCTCTCGGAAGGCTTCACGCCAGAAGAGGCGACTCTCCTCGACCGGATCGCGTTCTACGAGTCCCGCTGCGTAGCCGACATCATCGGCGACCGCAAGCTCGGCGACTCCTACGGGATCCTCCAGATACACACGGACACTTTCTGCGAGCCTTCGACCTATTGGCCTTTCGGCTACCTTCAGGCCGCTTTAGTGCTCGAGTCGTGCGTAGAGCTCTTCGACCCGGCGATCGCAGTCAAGGCGGCTCGAGCGATCTTCGTCGAGTACGGCTTCGAGGCATGGAGCACCTACGAGAAGGCGCTCGGCTCATGACGACGCTCGACTATCTCATGATCGGCGGCATAGTCGCCTCGTTCGTTCTTATGCTGATAGCAGACCGATACTTATGATCGCCCGCGAAGAATGGCTCCGCATCCCGCTAGAGGCTCGTCTCGTCGAACACGCATCGCACACCGAAGACGAACTCCTCCGGGACGACCTCATCGCCGCAGTCGCGAAGATCGACAAGTTCGCCGAACGAGTCGCCGAGCTGAACGTCGAGATCGTCAGACTCGAAAGACTCGCAGCAACACCTACCCCCTACTGAGTACAGCCGAAGGAGGCTTCTAATGCTCGACGACATCCTGAAGAAAGCGGACGCGCTCGTTCACGGCGACCGGAACGAATCCTACGGTCACCCTTACGACGACTACAAGCGCGTAAGCGACATCTATAACGCGATCACCGGACACCATCTCGACCCGGAGGACTGCGCGATGGTAATGATCGCCGTGAAACTCGCCCGCATAGGGAAGCATCACGACACGAACACGATTCACGTCGACTCGATCATCGACCTCGCCGGGTATGCGTGGGTATACGCGCAGATTCTCGACATCTGTTCACGCGAGCCCGTATGAGCTCGCCGGAGAAGCAGAAAGGCGACCGGGCGGAGCGAGCCGTCGTCGAGTTCCTCAAGAAGTACGGCCTCGAAGCGCACCGTATCCGGGCAGGCTCTCCGGACGACATCGGAGACATCGAACTTCACGCCGACCTAGTGATCGAAGTGAAGGATCGCGGTAAGGTAGACCTCCCGGCGTGGCTTCGTAAGCTCGCCGTTCAGAAAGCGAACAAGGACGCAGCCTTCGGAGTCGTCATCGTGAAGAAGCGAGGCTCCTCGGATCCGCTCGAGTGGAGCTTCGTTCTAGACGCTCCTTCGTTCCTGAACCTCTGGAAGCGAATCACCCCGGAAGCATGATCCGCGAGCGCATCCCTTACGACGTCACGCTCGCGAAAGGTCACCTCGACATCTGCCGCGAAGAAGCGGAGCATCTGTCTCGGAACGCTGAGAAGATAAACGCGCGCTCGAATCAGTATTCGAGCAAGTTCTCGCAGTACGACGCAAACTTCACCTCGACCCTCGGCGAGTTCGCGACGAGCTCGTTCACCGGAATCCCGACTCACTTCGGCGAACCGTACAAGCCGGGACGAGCCGACGTCGGCCTGATCGAAGTCCGCACCCGGTCGAAAGGTAAAGAGCCGATCCTCCGTCTTTACGAGACGGATAGGCACGACTTCAGCGTCCTCGCCGTCGTCCGGGAGCTCTCAGAAGAGGGAGCCGTAGTCCGCCTCGAGGGATGGTGCTTCACTCATCAGGGCATCAGCTACGGGATGCCCGTCGGCAGGCATTGGAAGAAAGGCATCGAGTATGCTCTTTCGACGAACTTCCTACACCCTATGGATACTCTCCTTAGGGAACATCAACAAGCGGAAAGGGTTTATAAAGCATGGGCGGATTCTCTTTAGGTGACTACGTCACCGTCAATGAGCGACTAAAGGCGGCTCTCGAGAAGTTCCCCGACCTGATCGTCGAGGAGCATCCGCCGAAGTTCGTAGAAGCACCGGACGGGAAGACGTTCGTCGAAGTGCGAATGGTCGTCCGCCGTGATCGCGACGACCTGATCCCTATGGTCGGCTACATCTGGGAAGAGTACCCCGGAAAGACTCCGTACACTCTCGGATCCGAGCAGCCGAACGCGGCGACCTCCTGCCTCGGACGCATCCTCGGCTACATGGGCTTCGGCATCGGAAAGAGCATCGCCTCAGCCGACGACGTTCAGCGCCGCGAGACAGTACGCCAGAAGCCCGACCCGATCATCGTGAAAGCGGTCGCTAAAGCCGTGACGTATCCGAACGGCGACCCGGTGCTCGACCCGTTCACCGATCAGCCGCAAGTAGACGAGCCTCGCGAAGCCGGGGCTTCTAAAGCGCAGATGGGCAAGATCCGAGCGCTCGCTAAGGAGCGTGGCATCGTCACGACGAAAGGCATCACGGACGCGATCACGCAGCTCCTCGGACGTAAGGTCGAGAAGCTCGACTACCTCTCGAAGCGTGAAGCGTCTCGAGTGATCGAGTCATGGCTTCCTCAGGTGATAGCGAATCCTGCCGGGGAAGTACCCGATCAGCTCGACGAAGAGCCGTTCTAAACTCTCGACAAGTTCAGTAGGCCGAATCTCATTCGGTGCTTCCCTCAAGCGTCTAGAGGGCGTAGGTGAAAGTCCTCGCCGCCTCATCAGCGGTAGTTCGCCCGTCAGATAGGCAGGGAACGTGCGCGTCCCGAAGTAGGCGCGTCTAGTGTGATCCGAGCGATAATCGGACGGGAGGAGCCCGGGAGAGCTCTACCTAGCCGAAGGTGTTCGCGGTCGAGCTGAAGTCTCCCGATACGAAAGAACGCATAGAAGGAGCAGGATGAGCCGAGCCCGTGAGCTGAGTCTCTGCGATGGAGTGAGGCGCGAGCGAGCTTGCGAGTGAAGCGCGACCGGGAGCGCGAGGGCGGGAGCCCTCGCATAGAATGAGCACGTCTCCGAAGGAGTCAATAGGTGAAGCGGACGAACAAGATCTACGGCTCGACGTGGCGCAAGGTACGCCGCATCGTCCTCGAGCGCGACGGTCATCGCTGCCTCGTCGGGATGGAAGGATGCTCCGGGGTCGCGACTCAAGTCGACCACATCATCCCGCTCGCGTTCGGAGGCTCACCGTATGAGCTCTCTAATCTTCGTGGCGCTTGCGCGTCTTGTAACTCTGGTCGAGCGAACAAGCTGCGACGAAAGCCGTCCCGGTCATGGTGAAGCTCTGCCTCTGCGATCGCTTGAGCCGTCCGACGTGCGAGACTGAGCGAGATGACTGAGCCTCGTTTCTTCCCTGAGCGTCAGGAACAC